GGGTTACGATATGAGTCAATATACAATGTTCTTTACAGAATTTTGGGTACAAGAGTTTTCTAAAAACGGTGGTGGTCACCACAGTACACACGTTCATTGGGATAATCATATCTCTGGTTTTTACTTTTTAAAATGTTCGGATAAAACATCTAAACCTATATTCCACGATCCTAGAGCAGGCGCAATGATGACTAAACTGCCACAGAAAGATGGAAGTAAAATTGGTACAATGTCAGATCAATTACATTATATACCTAAACCAGGCACATTAATGTTTTTTCCTGCATATGTACCACACGAATTTGCGGTAGATGATGGAGTTGAACCGTTTAGGTTTATACATTTTAATTTGCAGGCAGTTAGAAATATCATTGTAAATTCAGCAAAAGGAATGAAATAATGAAAGCAAAATTTAAAAAAAATCATTTTATTGTGATAAAAGAAGCAGTTGATCCTAAAGTTGCAAATTTTATTTACAACTACTTTTTAATGAAACGACAGGTAGCAAAAACATTTTTTGATACACGGTATATCTCACCATTTACACAAGAATGGGGTATTTGGAATGAAGAGCAAGTGCCAAATACGTACTCAAATTATGCTGATGTAGCAATGGAAACATTGTTACTTGCTGTACAACCTAAAATGGAAAAAGAAACAGGTCTTAAATTAAATCCAACATATTCATATGCTCGTATCTATAAAACAGGAGACGAACTAAAAAGACATAAAGATAGATTTAGTTGTGAAATTTCTACAACATTAAACTTAGGAGGTGATGAATGGCCAATTTTTATTGAAAATAAAAAAAATGTTGGTATACCAGATGAAAAAAAAGGTATTACCACTTCTTCAAAAAATAAAGGCACAAAAATAATATTAAATCCTGGTGATATGTTAGTTTATAAAGGTATGATATTAGAACATTGGAGGGAAACTTTTTTAGGAAAAGATTGTGCTCAAGTTTTTTTACATTATAATAATGTAGAATCTTCAAAATCAAATGAAAATATATTTGATGGAAGACCTCATTTAGGTTTACCAGCTTATTTTAAAGGAATTAAATTATGATAGAAAATTCACTATTCAGTATAAAATATTGGTCAATGCCAGTATTAAATTTTAAAAATAAAAAATTGCAATTACAAAAATTGTTAAAAAATTTTCCAGAAAAAAGACACGGTATACAAACCTTTGCAACAAACAGACAAAGTGATAGAAGTGGTTTTGCTGAGGCTTTTTCTAAAATTTGTGGTGAAGAATTAGGTATGTTATCACAAAAACTTAAAAAAGATATTCAAATTGAAGACATTTGGTCAGTATCATATAAAAAAGGTGAATATCATACACCACATAATCACGGAACAACTGGACTTACAGGAATATTATATTTAGAAATGGACATAAATTCTCCAACGACAAATTATATACAACCTTGGCAAAATATACACACAGATACAACAACGTATTTTACAATGCCATCAAGTGAAGGATATATTACAGTTGTTCCTAAATTTGTAAGTCATTTTACACATCCAAATAAATCTAAAAAAATTAAAAAAATTATATCTTTTGATATGAAAATATTATAATGAAAAAAATTTATATATTTGATGATATTGTGAGTTTTGAAAAACAAGAACAAATAAAAAATACATTATATGGTGCAAATTTTCCTTGGTATTATATTAATGATGTTGCAAAAATAGATAACAATAAACAAAAGAGACCTGCGTTAACTCATCTATATCTTGTTGACAAAAAAATAAATAGTGATTATTATAGAGATATAGAGGTTATATTTAACAATGTTAGTAAAAAATTAAAAAAAAAGTTTGAACCTGTAAAAGTAAGATCGTTTATGCAATTTCCTTTAAATAAAACGTTTACAAAAAAACAAAATTTAGATACTCCACATATAGATTTAAATTATCCACATACAGTTTTTTTATATTATGTTTGTGATAATGAAGCAGAAACAGTAATTTATGATTACAAAAGTAAAGATTGGGAAGATGTTCCTAATATTAAAGACATTAACATAGTTAAAAAAATTAAACCAAAACAAGGGAGAGTGGTAGTGTTTGATGGATATACTTGGCATAGTAGTACACAACCTAGTAAAAATATTAGAACAATTATAAATTTTGATGTATGTACGATATAAAAGAATTAGTTTGGGAAGAACATAAAAACGCAGAAAGACAAGAGTTTGTTAAGATATTAATGTCAGGTGAAATTAATCCTGAATTATATGCCACTTATCTTTACAATCAATTACAATGTTACGTAGAATTAGAAAAATGGGCAAATCACAACGGTCTATTCAGACAAACACCAGGTTTACAAAGAGCAGAAAACATACACAAAGATTATGCAAAGTTGTGGACTAAATCTGAAAAACCTGTAATTACACAAAGTACAAAAGAGTACATAGAACATATTAATACTATTACAGATGATCCTGAAAAGTTATACGCACATATCTATGTAAGACACTTAGGAGATTTATCTGGTGGTCAAATGATTGCTAAAAAAGTACCTGCAAAAAGATATTACGATTTTGGTGCAAATGGTAAAGAATGGAAAAGAATAGTAAAAGAAATAATTAATAATTATCTTAACGCATATGAAAAAAACGTAGTGCCAGAGGCAAAACTATGTTTTAATTATGCAACAAGATTATTTGGAGAAATGAATGATTTGGGACAGACTTATAAGATGTAAAGATGAAATTGTAGCAACACTTAATACACATTGCGAAGAATACATTGAAGAAGGTATGAATAGATTTAACAATCCTGACTATGGATGGGTTAATCGTACTTGGAAAAATAATAACATTAGACGTGCTCACGTTGATGTTGTTGATGTAAGACATACAAAAAAACTTTGGATGATGCACGTTTGCCTTTTTCCAAACTTAACAAATGGTGGACCTATTTACGGATTTGATATTATTGCAGGAGAGAAAAAAGTAACAGGTGCATTCCACGACTTTTCTCCACTTCTAAAAAAAGAACATCCATTAACACGTTGGTTTTTAGAAGAAACTAAATGGTTTAAACCGAATAAAGAGAGAGAATTACCAGATTGGGCAAAGGCTATCTTTAGCGGAGGAATGATAGCCGCTGGTAACGTTACTGAAGAAAAAGAATTAAATCAAATATGTACAATTGCCGTATCAAATTTAAACTCATATATTGACAAAATAGGTGATTTTAATAATGATTCTGACAAAGAAGGTGTTATAAAAGCACAAAATTATTATTGCGAACATCAACAAAAAAACCCACATACACCTAGAGTTATGCAATCTTTAGGATTACCTGAAGACGACATTAAGTTATTCTGTAGCGACAATCTCTTTCCTATTGTAAAATGATTATAGATTTATTTTCTACACCAATTTATCAAGTTAATCTGCAATTAGATAATAAAAAATTATCTGATTTAGCTTATTATATTGAAAAAAATTATTCTGGAAATATAGAAAGTAATTTAGGTGGATATCAAAGTCAATTAATTAATGATTGTGATGATAAAGAATTTTTAAATTTATCTGATAGTTTAAAATATCACGTAAAAGAATATCATAAGGTTTTTAATTTTGATGAATCAATAGAACAAAAGATACATAGAATTTGGTTTAATATTAATAGATATAAAGATACAAATATGCCACACACACATAATAATTCTATTTTTACAGGTGTTTATTATGTTAAAACTGAAGAAAACTGTGGTGACATATCATTTAAACATCCTTGTTCTATATTTGAACTTACTTGGAATGATTATGATTGGAACACCGTAAATAGAATTTATAGAAAATCATTTACTGAAAACAACTCTCCTGTATATAAATTTGCGCCTAAAGAGGGTGAGTTATATTTGTTTCCTGCTTGGATAAGTCATATGGTAGAATCAAATTTATCTAATAAAGATCGTATATCTATTTCATTTGATACTATATAAATCTTATAAATATAGAGTAAAGACAAGGAATTTAAATGGCAGAACCAGCAACAAGAGAACAATTAAAACAGTACGCTTTAAGAACATTAGGTAAGCCAGTCATTGAAATTAACGTTGATGATGACCAACTTGAAGATAGAATTGACGAGGCAGTACAATACTTTCAACAATATCACTATGATGGTATTAGAAGAACATATCTAAAATACAAACTTACTGCTGCTGATAAAACAAGATTAGCTGCAATTAATGGATCAAGTGAAACAGCAACACAAAGTAGTACATCAACAACTTGGTACGAAGATAATAATTATCTAGTTGTACCTCAAAGTATTATATCTGTAATCAATATTTTTCCTTTTTCAGACAAAGGTAATTTAAATTTATTTGATGTAAGATATCAATTAAGATTAAATGACTTATATGATTTTTCTTCAACGTCTGTAATTAACTATGACGTTGTATTAAGACATTTAGACTTTTTAGATCACATACTTGTTGGTGAAAAACCGTTAAGATTTAATCAACACGATAATAGATTATACATTGATATGGATTGGACAAATGATTTAGAAACAGATGAATGGATAGTAATCGAGTGTTATAGAAAATTAGATCCGTCAACTTACACAGATGTATTTAATGACATTTACTTAAAGAGATATACAACTGCTTTATTTAAAAAACAATGGGGTGCAAATCTATCAAAGTTTAATGGTGTTGCAATGGTAGGTGGTGTTACTTTAAACGGTCAACAAATTTATTCAGAAGCACTACAAGATATAGAAAAACTTGAAAACGAAATAAGAACAACTTACGAACTAAATCCTGCAATGATGATAGGATAATGCTATGCCAGTTAATCATTACTTTCACGGTGGCAACGGCATTGGTAATCAAAACGAAAAAAGACTATACGAAGATTTAATAGTTGAAGGTCTAAAGATAT